AATACTAGTACCGCTGCTCCCAATGACTGTCATTGAAACGATCGAGCGCTGGGTGTGCTGTGGTAAGGTGGATGGAGATGATGTTGTGGCAGACATCGCCTCCATGCGCCGACCCATGGACGCACTCAGTGTTGACTACGTAGATTACTCGCACACGCCGACGATTCACCACGTCACTGTGCAGCCAACGCGCGTGGTCATCACTGACAATAATGGGGTGCATATACCAGTGGTCAATATGACTGCTGAAGAACCAGAGACTGACGCTGATGTAGACGACACCGGTAGTGAGGACGGCTCGTACTTGGAAAGTACTGGCTGTGCTTGCAGAGACCGGGTGGTCTGGTGGCAGGAGACCATGGCGTTAATGCGCACGTTTCGTGAGCATGCCAGTGGGTCCCGACATCCCTATAATGAGTTGCACATGACTTATGAAGACATGCATGTTCTCATTAATGGGTTGCTTGCCTCCACCATTGAGTTGGCGCAGTCCTGGGAAGGGCACGAATGCCAGTACTGGCATGCCATCTGTACAGTCACGGAATTGGTCCGTGACGACATGCGACAGCCGCGTCGCTTGTTGAACGCCGTTAATCGGGAGACACGGGAACCAGTTACTATTAGTAACCGGGCGTATGCCTTCCGACAGTGTGATGCAGCGATGTCGATTGATCATAGCATGCCTTGTATAGTTGGCGACCGGTCAGAGTGGGGAAACGGTTCCCCACCGGGTAGCTCCGGCAAAGCTAGTGGAGAGGATGGCGATGGACCACCAGAGATGGATGGTACTCCTAGTCCTGACTCTTCCCGTGGTGCACAAAACCCTGTTACAGTGCCACAGGGTGTGCCCACGAGCGTGTATCGGCTCGCTCAGGATGTGGTTGAGGTGAAACATCACCGCCGTGTCCGTAAGCCAGAGATGTATGCGAGGACGGTCGTGATCGAGATTAAAAATCGATTGGGCTGCCCTACACCCAACGCAGCAAATCTCTTGGCAGTCCGGAGAATGGCCGTCAACATCATGGAGAAGCATGGTGTTCGGCCCACCCATGTGCGTAGAACGGTGGAATTGGTGGTTGCTGGGGTCTTTGTTCCTGATGAGGAGGACCTAGCTGGTGCCAAGATTCTACAATCCAACACTGTGGGTGCTCTCCGTGCAGAGCTAGCCGACGCTGGGCCCCGATCCGCGTGGGATGACTTGCTACACCCGTTCCGAGAGAGGCGGGTGAAGCGGGTTCGTACCGCGTAGGGGGGCCTTGGCGTGGTTGCCGGTGTTAGTCACTCAACTAGATTGAGCGACCCGAGGTGCACTGTCAACAAACACGCTAAGGAAACCTCGAAACCGCGTACGTTGTACTCCATCACGGAGTTATCGGGCAACGTAGACCTAGCGGTGAATAATGCCGATATTGACACACTGGAGTGTGCGCTCATGGAGCGCATGTACTATTGCAAGGTTGGTGACAGCTTTGTAACTCCACCACCTGTGAAGAAGGGTCTATTCACAGAGAGGCTAGCTTATTTCAAAGACTTGTTAATCGGAGA